TACCGGCAACGAAACCACATCCTAAGAGAACGATAACTCCTAAATAAATAATGACTTGCCAGAATTCGCTCAAAGAATTCATTTCTTCGGTAACATGTCCATCCACTTCTGGACTAAGTATTCAAGGAAAGATTTCGCTTCTTCCCAATTTTTGATCTTCTTCTGTAATTCAGCCAATTCGAGGCATTCAAATTTGGCGTATCCGCAGGCAGGATGATACACTTCCTGAAATGTGAATTTTACGGTTATCACTGGTAAAAAAAACAACTTCACAAAAATCGGAAGCATATTACGAATACCGGATATTTTTTCCTTGCATTTCGGACAAACTAATTCAATTATCTCCGTTTTAACATTCATATTTGCCATGAATTACACCCCTTTCGTTAACTTGTAATATAGCGGATGATTTTTTATATCGTTTCCGTTTAACTCGGATATTCTGTATAATATCCGTTTACGCAGATTTCTTCCCGTTTCAATCGCCGTAAGTTTTGAAACCTGCCTGCAGGGTCGAAGGCAGGCAAAATCCCATTTTATTGGGAAGTAATCCTTTTCAATCGCCCGTTCTGCGTGGGTTTTTATCTTCCAATATTTTATCCCACGCATTAAAACTATAACGGCACACAGTTCAATCATTGCTTCAATTTGCTTTTTTGTAATCGGATATTCGCCAAAATCATCAGGATTGGCTCCCAGCATCCCACACAAAGAAATTTGGATATTATCGGTATTTTCCATGTAACAACTGTATTCTAATGTTTCGGAAAATTGATGTGTTTTCACGAAACTACCATCTTCTTTAATTAAAATATGGTAGTTAGCGAGATCGCATTTATTCGGTTCATATCGCCCTGCCGTCCAATGCAGTGTTATTTTTTCAGTATCCATTATATCTCCTTCTTCTCTTCTTCCTGTATCTTTAATCTTAAAAGTTCTCCTTCGAGATCGCCCTGAAAAAACCATGTAGGTTCCTTCAATTCTAAGCCGTCTCTTTTGTGTAATTCTTTTTTCAATTCCGGGTCTTCGTATGAAAATTTCCAGTGTTGACCCCGACCCCTATGGATTCTTGAAGGCAAATTACCCATTACATCTCCTTTTTTAAGTTTTTATGTTTGTCAATCCTTCGACTATTTTTCTAAGTAACCCATAAATATTTTCTTTTCCCAGAAAAACATTCATTATTCCGACAACAAAATCTATAACCCATGAAACGAATTTTTCGTTATCAAGAATTGCCGGATAATTTCCATCCAACATTTTTAAATATTCTTTCCATTCCGTAACAACTTTTTCTTTTTTTGTAATATCCAAATCTTTTCCGTAATCTTCTGCCGACTTAATAAGGTCTAATAACTTTTTGAAAATATCAATTCCTTTTGAAAAATTCATTATCTTCTTCCTTTCAATAAAACATTTAGATACAAAGCAATTCTTCTTAATAATGTTCTTTCCGCAATGCTTAACTTCTCTTTTCTTTTTGATTTCTCACGCAAGCGATTATATACGGTTCTTATTTTTGCCCGGTCAATTTTATCGCCTTTCATCATTCCATGTTCTTTGGCATAAGCCGTTAATGCCCCTTTGTGTTTTATAGCACTTTGAATAAAATTTTCATTCATAAACTAATTTCCTCCTCCAAAATAAGAAGGATATTTAACTTGAAGTTCTTTCAGAAAATTCTTAATTTTAATAGCATGTGCCCTTTCTTGATCATCAAGTCCTTCCGTATTAGCCTTCCGAAGTAAATTGTTGTACCAGTTTCTCATCTCTTGATAATTCAATCTTCCACCCTGAAACCAATTTTCTAAAGTTTCTTCTCTATCAGGAGACCTATCTAACTGATCAATTAAGTTTTCATATCCCCAATTTACCAAATTTTTCTTAACAGAAGTACCTGAAGGGGCAAGTCCTAAAGGTTTTTTTATTCTAATAGACTCCATGATGTTGTACCTCCTACTGTTCCGTTGTTATCCCATGATAAAAATTCATCTTCATTTTGAACACTATCTGATAATTTACTCAATAACATATTATATTTTTGTTCAAATACTTGAGCAAATGCCAAAGAATCTCTATTGTTCGGGTCTCTGGAAAACAATTCAGTTACAGTTCCAAAAACTAAAACATTATGAAATTGTTCCGGTATGTATTGTGGAATATCATAATCATTTACTAATTCGGCAGGAATAGCTCTGTATTTTATCTTTATACTTATTGATGCGTCTGGAGAAACATAAACAACAAAACTTTTTAACTTCGGGATAAGTTCAAATGAATCTGTACTAACTTGCCCGGTAATTGCTTTTTGCATAGTCAAAGTTTTGCTGGTTCCATTATAATCACTAACTCTTGAGTATAATTTTCTTGTAGTGTTGTTTATTAACCATCCATTATAGTAATCCGACTCTGTTGAAGGCAAAGAAGTACATACTATTTTTGTAGTATCCGTTCCTACTCCTGCAGTAAAAGTTCCTTCACTTGTAGAATTTTCTCCAAGAAAATATACTTCCGTCGGATAATCCCCTAATCCTTCTCTTTTCGGATAAGTCCTGTCTAAAATCGTATCTCTATATAATGTTAATTTAGAATTTGAATCGCTCCATATTGTCATCCCGATTATATATCCACAATCCCAGGGTAAAAACATTTCGTCTAAAACTACATAACTATCTGTATCATAATCGTTTTCAAGAGCGTCTGTGAGCGTAATTGTCAATCCCGTAATACTTGAAATAGTTTTGTATTCAAAATTTGAGTTATCTGTGATTAATATTTTTCTGTTTTTTCCAAATCCCGTTATCGCATCAACAGTAATTGTTAAATCACCTGTTGTTGCGTCTGCAGACAAAGCAGTAACCGGAATGGTAACAACACTTTCTTTAAGAGAATAACGATAATGTTCTGATAAGGAAAGTGTTTGATAAACCCTGTTAATTAAAGTTTTCAAAATTGTTTCCGAAAAACGGGAATTATCTTTCGCTTCCCCTACCGTAAAGTAAACATCGGCAATTATTTCTGAAAGATTCATGTTGTCTCCTACTTTAGAATAATATAAAGAGTAGGATCACCGACTCCTGTACCTGTCCATGTGGTCTCACAATATATAGAATCGTAAAATTCTAAAGTATCAAAATTAACAATACTATGTTGTGCCCTCGAACCTCCACCAAACTTAAACATTGTATGACGAGAAGAACCTGTGCCGTCATATATAGTTACTGCATCTCCATCAGTTCCTTTCCATAATATTGCCCCTTGCATTTCAATATGCCCCTTAATTACTTCTCCAGAGGCAGTGGCACTTTTTGAAAATCCTCCCGCATAACATGGAAAAATTATAATTATTGTAAAAAATATAATTAACAAAATTATAAACATAAATGTTAATATGTTTTTCATCCGAATCTACGCCTCCATCATTTTTTTTCAGAAGAGGGGGAGAACCTTAGAAAAAGAACGATCAAAAAACTAAGATTTCCCCCTCTTGTATTATTTACTATGGCGCATTATTACCAAGAGCCATAGTTACTAACCACCATCCGGTAGCTGTTCCATCCTCATTAACACAGAAATAATTATTTGTCGTTTCCGCATATATACCAATCGCTCCTGCATTAGCAGGATCAACCGTATTATACGGATTCGCCAAATAAATCGGTATCGCAGGAGGTAAATCAAATAAGACATCGTTATCGAAATGCTGATTTCCTGTTATATCAACATACGATGTAGTTGTATTCCATGTATAACCCCCCCCTGCGGCGCCTAATTTGAAAGTGATATTGTCGTCAACAGTTACAGTATCCGAAAACTCAACATTATCATCAAAATAAACATCTCCGGTAACATTGATTCTCGTATCAGTAGTTGACCACATGAACCCACCTATTCCGGTTCCTACTTCAAATTCGATATTGTCGGCAAGAGATACCGTTGCATTTAATCCAACAATATCATTGAATGTACTATTGCCTGATGATACGGTGAATCCATCGTTAAAAGCTACTTCTCCTGTAAATGATGCCGTACTTCCGAATGTTGCTTGTCCGGCACAATCTATAGTTCCAAACTCTCCGAGTCCTGCAACATCTATGCCGGATGAGAAATCAACATCTCCTGTAAACGAAGCGGTAGAACCGAAAGTAGCTTGTCCTGCACAGTCAATACTTCCGAATTTTCCAAGCCCCGCCACATCTATGCCAGAAGAAAAATCAACATCCCCTGTGAAAGATGCAGTCGAACCAAATACTGCCTGTCCAGTACAATTAATGGTTCCGAAACTTCCTTCGCCTGTTACTGCAATATCCTCAAGGAAAGTAGCATCGCCGGTAACTCCTATTGTACTTCCGAATGTTGCCTGACCAGTGCAATCGAAAGTAGCACAGGAAATATTTCCAGAAGCGACAATATCTGTGGTATCAATTCCCCCGGAAGTCAGACTTCCGGTAATATTGACATCACCTGAAAAAGTACCGTTTCCTCCACTTATAGTTCCTGTGAAAGTTGCGGTAGAACCGGATACATCGTTTGTAAACACTCCGTCAGAAGCAGTAACGGAGCCGGAAAAAGTTCCCGTACTTGCGCTGACATCAATTGTGAATATTCCGTTAGCACCGGAGACATCACCAGTTGCCGTTATGTCTCCGCCTGCAGTAATATTCCCGGTAACACCTAAAGAATCCGTAAAGTTAACCATACCGGAAGCGTCTATAGTAGTAGTAGTAACCCCACCGTTAAGCGATGATAACCCTGTTACGGTAAGAGTTCCGCCGGTAGTCTGATTTCCGTTCAGGGATAGCGAACCGTCAAATTTAGCATCTCCATCACATTCTGCAGTCCCTGAAATAAAGACATCACCGGTATTAAGAGTCCAGTCAGGAGTTCCGTTACCTGCCTGGAATCCTCCTTGAGTTATTTTGATAATGTCAGTATCTGCTCCGAGATTGAATTTGACATCGTTAGTTGCGGAAGTTGTTATTAACACATCAGAACTTCCGTCTTTGAAGTCTATGCAATTCAAGGGAGCTGAATTTGAGCCTATAGTAGCATCGGTCTCTACTCCGCCGTCAGGATAAAATATATCATCAACCTCAACAGTACCTGTAGCATATATATCTCCCGTACCCGGAGTAATTGTAGGAACCCCTGCTCCTAAAGTAAGTCCTCCTTGGGTAATTTTTACCAAGTCAGATGAATCCCCAAGAGTTATTTTGAAGTCGTTTGTAGCAGAGGTTATTAACAAAATATCCGATGAAGCATCTTTAAAATCAATACGGTTTAACGGAGAAGTGTTAGAACCTATCGGTTCATCAGACTTTGCCCCTCCATCCAAATATGCCATTCCGTCAATTTCAGCAGAATCTGATACAAAAACATCTCCCGTATTTAGAGTTATAGTGGGAACTCCGGCTCCTACAAGGAATCCTCCTTGAGTAAGTTTAAGTAAATCCGTAGTTGCCCCCAGAGTAATTTTGAAATCGTTTCCTGCGGAAGTCCCAAAAATAATATCAGACGAACCGTCTTTCATGTCGAAATAATTGAGTAAGGCTGTATTTGCAGAATAAGTTGCGTCTGTTCTTATTCCTCCGTCAGAATACAAAATCCCGTCGAATTCTCCGGTTTTCAATACATATAAACAGTCTCCGCCAGAAATTGCATTAGTAGGAGTTCCTATTCCAACTTGTACAGAACCTGCAGAAACATATAACAAAGAAGAAGCACTTCCTCCTTGAAATACAAGTTTCTTTCCTGTACTCGATGTAAATTTTATATTTCCGTCGGTATCATAGAAATCCAGCGAATTTGCAGGAATAGTAATAGATTTTATTAATGAGTCGGTTGATAAGTCTCCTGTTAAAGTCAATGCCCCTAAATATGTTGCTCCGTCAACTTCAAATTTTCCTTCAACGAATAAATCTTCTCCGTCTTGTGCGTAAGTGGGTGCGGTGTCCCCAATCTTCATATTCCCGCTTAAAATTTGAAAATATCCTGTTGCTGTTTTAGGAGTATAGAATATATTAACATCACCGTTCATCCTAAAACCTTTAGACGGATCGGAAAAATAAGGAAAATCAAATATATCGCCTAAAACTGCAAAAGAAGGCGTTGTCATCAACCCTAGCAGAAGAAGTAATACTATAAAAATTGTATATTTCTTCTTCATCTTATATACCTCCTATGCTCCGGCATTGCCGAATATCCATTTATAATCAGCAACCCCTACGCCGAAGGCTGTATATCCTCTGAACACAGTTGCCTCTGAAGCATCGTCTATCAATGTTCTGTAGTTCGGTTTAGCTCTCCAGATACGAATCAGTTTAATCCTATCTTTAGCAAGATAAAAATGACGCCTCGTATCGGTAAGATATGGAGATTTCATATAAGTAATTCCCGGAAATCCCGATCTAATAACATTGATAGAATTGAGAGCAGAACCAGGGTCTTGTAATGTCTTTTCAATCGCCAAAGCCGCAAACATTGAATCTACAGGAAGAAACACAATGTCTGGAACAACGAGCAATGTCCCTCCACGATCTTCCGTTAGTTTTACCCATGCTATAAGATCATTTTGCATTGTAGTATAAGATAGGATATTGGGAGTACTCGAAATGTTTGATTGAGTTCCGGCTAATCCCGGAGCCCTTGGATGAGCACTGCTACAAAGACAAACTCCATCTCCTAAAGTTACCGAAGCATCAAATGCGTTATTGAATGGAGCGTGTCCGAGAATTTGAATTGTTCTCACGATCGATTCCGCAATATCTGTGGCAAACGATGCCGTTTCATTAAACCTCCCAAACAATTTCAAATGCAATCCTGCCGCCACCTGAAGTCCATAGATAGCCTGCGTAATGGTCTGATCATATCCTTGATAAGGAACATCAGATGTAAAATCAGTTGCTCCATCGGGTAAAAGAGGAGCAACCCCAAGTTTTGTTCTATTAGATACCTTATAATCCCGATCGTGATATGGTTTATCGAAAGTATAAATTTTCGATAGATAATCATATTTATCTATCTCGTCTTTGAACATTACCTGCATTGCCGAATCTAGCAAATCAGGAAAATTTGCCATTGTTACTTGAGTAATTTCCATATTATATTACCTCCCTTCTTATGGCTTAAACCCAATATAATTGGGTAAAACCTTAACTATTAATCTACCATGAGTATCTCCTAAGAGTTCTTCGCTCTTATACAAATCACAAGCAAGCCCCACAACTATAACTCTTTTGTCTGAAACATCCTCTAAGGCTATTCTTAATATATTAGGATCAGTGGAATCAGTTATAACTCCATATTGTTGCCCAACTTGTGATTTGGCAGTTATACTTAACGCCGAATTTGAATGATACACATTCATCATTATTTCCGTTTCCCCGTTAATACCATTAACGGGACAAGTTAATGTACCATCTCCTGTTACTGTCTTTTTTGAAGTACCATAGAAATTCGACATATCGGTTACTCCTTCAACGAGTAATCCATCACCATCTATTCCAAGCATTTGCCCGAAAACAACTGCTTCTGCCGTTTTTACAATTACATCTCTTGGAGCTTGTTCACCTCCTTTTACAATTCTTGGATGTGAAATTGCAATAGTTCCCATATTTTATACCTCCTAATTAGAAAATTGTTCTTTATTTTTGTTTCCCCAACGGGTTATTCTTAAAAGCAAAATGAACTGCCCGCTCTATCCCGGATGAGGAATCTACAACCGGAATACTGGAGACCGGAAATACTTCTTGACTTATTCCACTTCCTTCAACCAAACTTACTTTCACCCCCTCCATTTTCATATTAATTTTTTCTTGCACTTCTTGTCTTGCATTGTTAGGCATTATTTGTAAAAATTGATTGATTCGCTTCTTATCATAATATTTGTCTTGAGCATCTCTTTTAGATTTGTCAATTTCCATTAACACAACTTCGCCCATATCTCCTTGTACATCTTTTCTTTCCGTATATCCATCTCTAGTTAATTTGGCGTATGCCATCGGATTAATTTCTTTTTTCGGACACCAAACACTTACTTTGCCGGGATTATCTGGATATTTAGGCAATAATCCCGGTTCCTTGTAATCCGAAGTCGGTACTTCTTCTTCATTATTTATTTTAGGTTTCAAGTCGTCAGACAGTCCTTCCGGTTCTTGAAGACCAACTTCCCTTCTGAGAATATCTTTCACATCTTGATTATTGAGTTTTGGCATGAAGTTCCTCCCCTTTCATTCTTTTTTCGTTTCGGACTTCCATAAACTTTTTAGGATCAATCCCTAATTCCAAAACAACTTTATTTTCCATTTCATCTAATGTATCGTCTTTTTGTCCTCGGTTATCATTGTTTGAATAACCACCTACGATAACATTATATGAATCTTCAATTTCGTTTCTCCTTCTAGGATCAGATATTGCTTTTTGCATAGCAATACTTTTTATAGAATCAATATCGTCTCTTAAAGAAGGATTTTTACTCCAAATATTTCTTCCATGTTCCAAAATTGCCTTAACCTCTTCATCAGTTGCCTCTCCGATTTTCAAACTTAACTTTCTCATAAACCCCTCAAAAGCATTATCTTCTTTTACTTTTTTTATATTCTTTCCGAATTCCTCTTTAACACTTCCAACTTCTTTTTTAATTGCTTTTGCAATCGCCCTTTCCAAACTTTCACTATTCATTTCTTTTCCTATAAATTCTTCCAGTTCGTCTTTTTCTCCATCAGGAATTTTTGTTTTTTCTAAACCGGAAAGAATTTCGTCTATCTCCTCCATGAGTTCTTTATCTGATTTTTCTGGCGGAGACTTAGGAAGAGCTCCTTTAACCGCCTCGGCAACAGTCGCTTTTATCATTTCCATAATTTCTTCTTTACTTAGGTCTTTTTTTTCGTCATTATCCATATTATTTATCATCCTTTCCTTTTTCTTCTATTAATTCGTCAAGTAAATTCTTGACGAATTCCATACCGTCTATGATTCCAGCTAATCTGGGATCAAGAGATTCTCTTAATTTTGGAATATATAATTTGTTAATTATATTATTCAATTCCTCCTGAAGTATCCTCCATCCCAGAGAATTCTTCAGAATCAATAGGTGTTGAAGATTCACCTTCTTCTTGTCCGAGATTATTAATGATTCCAACATCTTTTTCCCTCTCTTTGTTTATTAGTTTTTCTATAAAACTTTGTACCTCACCGTTTGTATTACTGACATTTTTTATTATCGGAGTATTTGTCAGTAATCTCGTACCCTTCAAAAGGGTATCTAATAATACCTCATAATCAATCACCTTCCCTTGTTCTTTTAATTGAGGTTCTGCTTGTTTCATTAACGGCACTATCATGTTTAATTGATTAAACAACATCATTAAATAAATATTTGCCGGATCAACATCCACAGTCTCAATATCAAGCGTATTACCGAGTCCTTCTTTTATTTGATTAGTATAATTCGCCCTGTCTATATCACTCGGTACAGACAAAATATCCAAATTAGCATATCTATCATGCTCCAATATAAGAACTGCAGTTTCTTTTATGAATTCTTTGTAAAATCTCCTAACATTGAAAGCAAATTTAATATTTGCCTGAGCAAGTTTTCCTTGAAATTCCGATGCTGTGGGAGGAGTTGCAAAAATATCAGGCATTCCTCTACTAGCAGATGATTGAGCCGAAGCCGATTGAATATCTAAATCTAACTGTCTTGTTCCTGAAATTAAACTTGGAACTATTCCAAGATTAGTAGGTGAAACAGAAGTAAAAACATTATTAGGATCATAAATTCCGGGCATATTTTTAATTCTTGCTACACCGTTTCTTCTGTAACTTCTTATTTCGTCAGGATTCTTAAAAGCATCTTCGTTAACAATCTTCATCGAATTAATCCATTTATTTAGTAAATCTATCCATAAATTTCTAAGTTCATTTAATTCATCCTGAAGAGGAGATATAAGATAAGGTATGCCGACTCCTAATATTTGACCGGGTTGCTTTTCAAAAGAAGTTAAAACTAACGGACTCTTATTGTTTTTATACGGATCAACTACACACATAATTACATTGTATGTATCTTCCTGTTCGCCGGTATATTGATTTTGAGAATCGTATTCTCTTAAAATTGCAGGAGCCAACCATGCCTGCACCATTTTTTCTTTACCGCCAACATCCCAATAACCCCACCATTCCCTTACCTTCTGCGTCATTAATTTTGCGTTCTTAGCGTTTTCTATTAGTTTTTTGAGATTTTCTGTTATAAAAAATTTCCCAAATTTTGCATTTTTCGACATATTCTCTAACGCATACACCGAAATAGAGAAAGGAAGAACTTCATCATACGCTTCATCATAAGAATCTGCCGGATCAACCCTATAATCACAAGGATTAATAGGCTTAAATACAGATAGATTCTTTGTAGGATTCCCTCTGCGTATTCGTGGATTCGGAGCAACCATACCTATAGCAACTCCGTATATACACATCCATTTTAGAGCGTCAACTCCTTGAATATCGAAATTCATAGCATCGAACCTTTGAGATAAATGAAGCTCAAGTACATGTCTTTTCATTTTTTTTCTTGAAAATTTATCAATAACCCGTAAATAAAAATCCTCTCCAGACAAATTGAATATGTCGGAGAGGTATTTTGGAACTATAGCATCAACATTTTCACGAGTTCGTGGAATAAATATCCTTGAGTCTTCTTTTCCGTATCCCGGTCTGCGGGCAAGAGAAGTATCCGAATTGTAATACTTCATCCATGTTTCATAATTAGACTTTATATTGTTTCTGTAATAACCGTCTAATATGTTAAGCCTTGAAGACACATGTTTTTGAAATTTTTCTAAATCTTTTTTAGGAAAAGATAACACAACACATCCTCTTTAGCAATTATCTTGCCAATATTTATTATAAGGATATGCCGGTTAAATGTCAATAGCAATTATCTTACCAACTTATAAATTCCGGTTTATCGGAACGATCCATTTTTTTTATGACACCATCCCACCCGAAGTTTTCATTCTCTATAGCAATCTTGTTGCCAAAAAAATCACTTAACGGGTTACCTTCCGGGTCTATTGTTGATCCTAAGATATAAGTGAAGGCGTCGAAAGCATCAATATATGGATGAGGAGCATCAATTTTATGATCTCCTTTTATAATTGCCATAGAATCCAATGCGTCTATAAGAATTTGGTTACCTTCATCGTCTGGATTAATCAATATTCTAGGTTCTTTTGTAGGATAAATCATTAATGAATCTGTTATTAATTTTTCTTTATCATAATCAGTTAAATATTTTGTCAATATATTCGAGACTCCGAATTTATAAAAAATGTTTAATTCCGAAAGTCCTTTATGCGTATTATGAGTTCCCGAAATATCTATTATTTCGTAAGTTTTCGGAGGAGCATGAAGACTTGAAAGTTCTGTTAACATCTCTGTTATGAATTTTTCCGAAGAAACTTCTCCTTTTATGAAGGTTTTTATAATCTTTAATTGCCATCCATATTTTATATTATTAATACTCAATTCATAAAACTGACCGAGCATACATACATGGAAACTTGGAGAAAAGCCAAAATCCCAACCTCTAACAAGGGGAATATTTGGGTTATAAAGTACATTTGGAGATAAATATTTTTCTTTATTTAACGAAAAAAGAGGAAATTTATTGTTACTCCGGTACTGAGATTCCCAATTTATCTCATATTCTTGCTCCCATATCCAAGGTTTATCGAGATACTTTGCCCTGGTTCTTTGCACCCATTCAGCATCCTTTTCGGGATCGGCTGAATAATGTATCTCTATGACCTCAAACCCGTTTTCGTTAGTCCATTTATGAATCCCTTGCGAAACTTTCTTAGCAAAACTTGGTTTTTTTGCTAATTTTCTCCAAGTTAAATTTCTGTTTGCAACAGTTCCTATGAGAATGGCTTGTCCTCCACCGTCAATAGTCGGTTGAAAAGATGCAAGAGCTCCATCCGAATCTTTTAATAATTGAAATTCGTCTCCCAAATATAAAGACAAAGCCTTTGAACGAACTTGTTCTATTCCCTGATTAAATCCCTTTACCGTACTTAAATTAGAATCAACTTTGAATAAATTCTCTAAGTGTTTTCCTTTTTTTGAGGGATTGACTTGAACCATATTTTTTAAATGCTCCGGCAAAAAAGAATAAATAGTATGAATTCTCAATATTAAATCGTTAGAATCATCAGAAGTTTTTACTTGTATCCCCGCTTCATATCCTTTTTTACTTAAAGCACACCAAAGAATATAAGCACAGGAAAGCCATGTTATCATAATTTGACGACTTTTTATAACAACAATCAAAGGTTCAGTAAAAAACAATTCGATTATAGGCTTAAAATATTCCCTTGCAGGAAATAACCTAATCCCAGGCTCCTTGCCTTTTGTGTCTTTTGTCTTAACCCAACCTGTTAGAAAATACCAAAAATTACTTAAACATAATTCCTTATCGTCTTCTTGTAAGTCTTTGTTTTCTTTTATTTTTTCTCTTATTGCCGGATTCTTTAAAGCCGGATGATCTAAAAATTTTATGTTACACCTCTGTAATTTTCTTATTAGTAGAACTTGAAATGTCTAAATTCTTTATTAATCTATCATAAATTTTATTTGTAATTTTCTCATCCATAAACATATCTAATATGGTTTTACCGGAATAAGTCTTTTCTAAACTCAATTCCTCTAAAATTTCTTTCAAAACTACTTTTATAGTTTTTAATATCTCTCCACGAGGTATTTGAATTTCAGTTGTTACTACCCCTTTTCTTTTAACTTTTTCCCAATCTAACATGATTTTATTCTGTAATTCAACCCATTCTAACTGAACTTTAGAACCTGACTCGGAACAAGCAATCCCATCAACTACCCTCCTACACATCTCTAAAAAACTCATTCCACTTTGTTCAAACATTAAACTTAAAGGTAAACCGGCTTCTCCACTCCTGATTAAAGCCTCTTCCTTTGCTTCAATATTTTTCAAAGTAGCTTCTTTTATCCTTCTAATTAAAAGACTATCCATACCAGAACTTTTTTTTCTCTTCCTATTAGATTTCTTTACTAATTCCATATCAAGAAGGTAGTTTCCCCATTTTGTCCTTCTTATTAAATCAAGACCCTTGAAACCACATTCAGGACATTTTCTAGCACTTAAATCTTCTGTCCACCCACCACAACCCGGAATCCGGCAAATACGACAATAAATATATTCACCATTTACCTTGTCTTTAAAATTCTCAGCATATAAAGGAGGAGGAATCTTTAAATCTTTTAACTTCTTCTTACTTATACGGTTACCAGTTGCTTTATATGTTTTATGAACCTCAACCTCTGTTTCTTTTCCCGTACTATCCCGTATTGTCTTTTTATATAAAATTGACATAATCTAATATTATCATATCATATTAATAAAAACAAGACCTCCATATCAAAACCTAGAAAAATTGATCTAATTCTAGGCAGGGCACATTAAACAATATATATACATTCTACTTTTTCCCCTCCCCCCCCCTTTCTTTTTTTTTCTTTTTCTACCGGTCTTCCTTAAAAATTTTATCCTTTTTCTACCGGTCTTCTTTTTTTTTCAACCCTTTCTTTCTCTTTTATATTTTAATACCGGAGTGAAT